AAATATATCGGTAAAAAGCAAATGGTTCGTAAAATAAAACGTAAACCATTAAAAGGTAAAAAACGTAAACGTATTGATTACATTGAAAGTGATTGGAAAACATATACAGGTTCATCAGATGCTCTTAATAGTGATATATCTTCACTAGGTATAGATAAATTTAACTTTAAAATTTTAAAATTTTGCAATAGCAAATTTGAATTATCATATTTCGAAACTAAAATGCAGTTTGAAAAGGATGTTCTATTGAGTGAAAATTATTATAATGGTATTATAAACTGTAGAATAGGTAAAGCTCCTAAATTGTTTTTGGAACAGTACTATAATAATAGTGATGATGGCTGATTTACATATAGAAAATTATGATTTTACTATAATTGACTTTAATGAGTTATTAATAAACGATATACAACCAGAGATAATCAATTCTTTACATGAATTTAACTTATTAGAAAAGAGTATAAACAATCTACAGGTTAAAAAGTTTATATACCACTATACCATATACAATATATGTCAAAGGTTACTCAATTGCAAGTCAAAGTCTATTATATACTTTAATAATACTCAGTTAGATGACTGTGAATTAACAAAATATTTTAAAGAAAAAGACATTTTAACCTTTTTTACCAATTTTCTTCGTAGAGTAGATAGACTCCTACCTTTAAAAATATTTATAAGTAAATATTCTATAGTATATCTTGATCATCTAATCGGTATAAATGATGGTAAAGCTCAAACAACAATAAATTCGATGGTAAGTAAAATTAATAATATGGATATTAGTAAGTATACATTTTCAGGCGTAAAAAAGTTTACAAAACGTTACGAATTAACGTTTTTAAATAAAGATTACTTTAATAGACTATCTACAAAACTACTTCTAATTAGATAAATAATAATATGGACAAATTTAATCAAACGGCCAATCAGTTTTTACGTGAATATGGTCAGCCAATCGGCTCATCAGACAACGAAATAATGGTACAAATGAAATCAGGCAAATCATTTGGTGATTTTTTAAGAAGTCTTGTAGGTAAGTCTAGAAAAGATATTTTAGATTCTGGAAGTTTTGCTAGATTATATTCAATGAACGTTCACGGTATAGGTGGTAATAAGAACTCTCCAGATTCACCTGAAGTACTATTAAGTAGATTTTTAACTAAGTTTGGTGATTATGTTAATCATGATATTACAAACCTACGTTCAGGAGCAGCTGAGACTGATGAGTTTAAAAGAAGCATGACTATCAAGGTCACCTTGAAAGAGAAAAAGAACGTAAAGATTTGTTTCGTCTAATAATGACAGAAAAAGATCCTGAAAAAAAGTCAGAATTAAGACAAAAAATGAATGCTTTTAGAAATAACAGTGAATATGCTGAAGCAAGAAGAGCTCTTTATAATAAAGAAGATGTAGTAGTAGACGATTACCATAATAGACCTATCGAACAAGGTGAATTGGTTAACGATGGTGGTGATGAATTTAAAGAACTCGAAGATATGTATAATAAAATTAATTCTATGAGAGGTACTAGTATAGAAGATCAAGAACAACCATTTTTAGATAAAGGTCAACGAGATGCTATTAAAGTAGCTCAAACCTTGGCTAATGATCCTACGAGAAGATCATTTCAAAAAGATCCGCAAAAAGAAATTAATAAAGCATATGGGGATGTTATGAAAAAGATAGCTAACAAAATTAAAACAATTAAAATATAATGAAAAAATTCCTAGAACAATATAACACAATATTAGAACAAGATGAAGCTGAAGTACCTGTTGAAGAGCCAGTTGCTCCTCCTGTTGAAGAGCCAGCACCGGTACCAGAAGTAACTCAATTATCACCTGAAGGTGAAGTCTTACTGGTGAGATTAATTAAAAAAGCTTTAGTTACAGAAATAGAAGCTAGTGATATTGATCAAATTAGTATATTAGCAGATATTAATGAAACTAACGCAAAAGAATCATTAACCTCTCTTATTAATATAATGAAAAAATATTCACAAGATATTGACATCGAAACATGAGTTGGAAATCGCTAACAGACACATACTTACAGGAAGCTGCTGGTAAGAAAGTATCTAAATTACCAAGACAACGGGTAATTGGTGAAGATCTAAGATCAAAGATGCCTACTGATGAAGTACAGTATGGGTTACCCTTCGATGATGGAGATTTAGAGAGAGCTGCAGGTGCAGAATTTCGTATACCGAAGGGTCGTAGCGAAAAAGAAGGGGCTGGGAAGGCATATTTACCTGCAAATGAACCAAAACTACAGCAAAAAATAGATGACGGTATTGCTAGATTATTAACCATAGGTAAATATTCTTCAAAACTTGGACAAGGAGATAGAGATGCTGTATCTAATATTAAAAATCATATTATGAATTTCGTTGATATGGATGGAGAAGATGCCTTTCAAGAAGTTCTAGATATTGTAAATGATTTAAATACTAATAAAGTACAAGCAGATTTACCATTAGTTACAGAATTTAATTGGGTAGATTTTGTAATTAAAGAACATCCATCAAAATATATAGGTGAGCATTCAAGGTCTCTTGTTTATGCTATCAGTAAGCAGCCCGGTAAAGGCTCGGTTAGTGTAGGTTGGCCAGAATTAGGCGGTATTATATTTTTATCAGATACAAAAAAGGCAAAAAAGGGCGATCTAGAAAGAAAAGGGGAATTGATTGAAGTAAAAGGGCCACAGGCTAGAATGGGTCACGGTGATCCAGATGTTGCTTTAAACAATATTAAATCGACTTCGGAAAAATTTAAGTTACCTTTTTCAACCTCCGGTGAGAAGGGTAGAAAAGCATATGAAACATTAGTACATATTATACAAGTGGTCTTAGATAGTGAAAAAGATAAATCTATAAAAGAAAATGCAATTTTTGATTTACTTGTGTATGGTACACCCAAAAAACAAGTTAATGATGAGGTAATATCTTCTTTTGAGGAATGGTTATCAGAAAAAGATATTTTAAATCTCGTGAAGGATGAATATAATATAAAAAATATTATTGGAGCTCTCCAAATATTATATTATTGGCATTCTGACGGACATAAATTTAATACACTCTGGGCTTGTGATGATAATTTAGATTCATATGCTTTTAAAGTAGATGATTCAACGACATTTAATGATATGTATAATATTATTGTAGATCATTTTATCGTTTCAAAGGTAGAATCTGACGATTTCTACGGGGCAGTAGGTTTAACAGTCAAATAAAATAAAAAAATGAAAACATTTAAACAACACCATACAGTACTATTAGAATTCTTTGATGCAATCGATGGAGCAGTTAAGCATATTGACCATTTAGAAGAAAATATACTTAATAAAGGTAAGCAAGGTGTTATAGAAGCTATTAACCAAATAGAATCTTCTATATCATATTTTGTAGACGAATCGGATTATAAAATATCTACTAAGTTTGACGGCGCGCCTGCTATCGTTGCAGGTGTTGATACTAATAATAAATTTTTCGTAGCTAGTAAATCAGCTTTTGCTAAAAACCCAAAAATTAACTACTCCGAAGAAGATATTATCGAAAATCATGGTACAGGTGGTTTAGGAGATAAATTAATATTAGCTTTACGGTATTTACCATCTTTAAATCTTAAAGGTATATATCAAATGGATTATATGTTTGATCCTCAAATGAAAGTGTATGAAGCACCAGAAACAATTGATGGTGTTAAAAATGAAAATAAATTTTTAACCTTTACCCCCAATACTATTAAGTATGCGGTTACTGAAAATAGCCCATATGGAGATCAAATTGCAAGATCTAAGATAGGCGTTGCAGTTCATATCGAATATATGGTACAAAATGGTATATTGAAAGTTAAAAAATATACTTCTTCAACAGATGAATTTTCACCATCTAATACAGTGTTTGTTTTTAATGTATTAGCAAATAAACCTAAAAATAGTAAATCATCTTTCGGTAAATTACTTTTAAAAGATGTAAAGGTTAAAAAGAAACAACTTCTTAAATTAGCCGATAAGGTAGATTTTAGTTCTCTAGATGATTATACAAGTACTCTTAAATCTTATATTAATTCAGAAATAAGATCAGGTAGATTCTTAGAAGATACATCGATATCTACTGAAGAATATGTTAACTATATTGGTGGTAGATTTACCAAAGAGATAGAAAAACTTAAAAGTGAAAAAGGTAAGGCTAAAAAGCAAGAGAAAATGAAATCAACATTAAAATCTCTCAAAGCACTTAAACCTTCTATTAAAAATGCTTTCGAAATTACTAAAATTATTGCTAATTTAAAAAATAATTTAATTAAAATTTTTAATGAAATAACACAAAATGATCTGCTAGGTACATATCTTGAAGAAAGTCCTAATAACTGGCAAACAACTGCCCCGGAAGGATTTGCTCTATCAAAAGTTACTGCTGATGGTGCTGAAATTACTAAAATGGTAGACAGGGAAGAATTTAGCCGCGCTAATTTTGGTACCGGTAAACCAACGTCTCCAGAAAATCAAGAATCATATATTAGTAATCCACCCATTTTTAATACAGGTGAAGGTATGAGATTACAAAAAAGAGCTTCATTTGGTGAAATGTATAAGATGTTAAAAGAATTTGAAGAAGCCGAAGATTTAACAAAAACAGTAGTTATATATCCAGGTAGATTTCACCCTTTTCATAAAGGACATGCATCTGTTTATGATAAATTGAAACAACAATTTCCGACCGCAGATGTATTTATTTCAACGTCCGGTAAAACAAATGATACTAATTCACCATTTGAATTTGATGAAAAGCAAAGAATGATACAAAGTGCTGGTATTGATCCAAAATTTGTTGAAATGACTGCTAACCCATACTTGGCAAATGAGATAACAGAAAGATATGATTTAGATAAAACTAAAGTTATATTTGCTGTTTCAGAAAAAGATATGGAAGGGGATAAACCACGTTTTAAATTCGGTTTAAAGAAAAATGGTGAACCAAGTTACTTTCAACCGTATGATAAATCTAAAAAAATGACTAGTGGAGATAAACACGGTTATATTGCAACTCTACCTACTATGGATTTTAATATTCTTGGTAAAGATATAAGAAGTGCATCTCAAATTAGAGAATTATATAAAAAATCAGACGAACAAGGTAGGAGAGATCTTATTATAGATCTTTACGGTTCATTAGATGAAGAAGTTAAAAGAATCTTCGACAATAAATTGATTTAAGCTCCAGCGTAACCAGTATTTTTAGCGGTTTCAGTATCGTCTAACTCGTCAACTTCTACTCTATCCACATCAGGGTCTTGCTCGTCTTCTACATCAGCATCTAAATTATCATACTCTAATGCATGATAGACTGATGATAGGTAGTCAGCAGCTTTTGTTATTTTAGAAGCTGTCCAACCTTCTAAATTATCTAAATTTTCAAGATGGTTAAATAACTTAGTTGCATACTCTGCTGCTTTAAGTAATTCAGCTCTTGCCATATCTAATTCACCATCATAATCATCATCACTACAATCATCACAACCACTTTCACATTCATTTTATCACCGGCTTGGATAAATACTGCTTCTCCATCTTCACAAGGTGAATCTTTTTTATTATTAAGCTTTAATACAACTACTTTAGAAGCTGTATTTTGTGAACCTGGTCCGGGTACATTTACCATTTTACCGACCATGGGTCCCATACCCATATTTTCATTTACTGATTTATATTGTTCAAATATTAGATTAGCTTCGTTATTCATATTATTATTTAATAAATAATTAAATGACATTCGATAAACTATACTCTTCTCTTATGGAAGCAGTCGCCAGCGAAGACGCAGAATATAAAGGCAGAAAAGTAACTCTTAATAAACCTACAAGAGGTGATGTTAAGAAGTTTAAGGTGTATGTAAAAAATCCTAAGACTGGTAATGTGAAGAAGGTTAATTTTGGACATGGCGGTACATCTGCTAAAAGGAAAACAATGAGAATACGCAAATCTAATCCAGCAGCTCGTAGATCTTTCAGAGCACGTCATAAATGCGATCAAAAGAAGGATAGAACAACAGCAGGCTACTGGTCATGCAAAAAATGGTAATTTATTATGAAGACATTTAAAACATATTATGAAGAGGCGTCAAACTATATTGGTAAAAATATAGTATATGCAACAAAAGATACATCCGGTGGTGGTACAACAAACTCCACATCAAAAGGTAAAGTTGTCGATCACAATAAAAAGTACGACGTTATTACCCTTGATAATGGTGTAAGAATTAATACTCATTTACATTATCGAGAAGATGGTAATCTCTACCATGAAGGTGACTTTTATATTGATAGTTTACCCCCTGCAGAAGATGGTGAAGATAGATGTAAAAGAAAAGCTGATAGTGTATATGGTAAAAAAACTTCAGCATATAAATCAGGAGCAATGGTAAGATGCCGTAAAGGTAAAATTTGGAAAAAGAAATGAATAAATTCGATACAATATTAGAAAGCTTATGGGCTAACATTAATAAAAAGAGAAAGTCTGGTAAGAGATCTGCAAGAAAAGGTAGTAAAGCTTATAAAGCAGCAAAAAAATCAGGCGATAAATTGCATTCTAATAAAATGCGTAAAGCTGGTAAATAATGAAATTTGATGATCTAGTTGACCATTATTTGATTGAAGCTAGTGATAGTCTCCATCAATGGTTTAAACGCGGTGGTAAAGATCCTAAGACGGGTAAAAAATTTAGCGGTTGGATAAATTGTAAGACTGGAGGACCTTGCGGAAGAAAGTCAAAAAAATCAGGAGGTAGTTATCCAGCATGTAGACCAACTAAAGCTGCATGTAAGAAAATAAAGGGTAAAATGTATAAAAAGAAAAGTTCTAAGAGAGTTGACTGGAATAAGAAGAAATAGTAATAAATAATAATATGCCCGGTTATATAAGAAATACAGTTGGAATAGGAAGCGCTAGTGGTGCTAATACTAGCTTAAACCTTATGGTCAACATAAAATTTAATGAAAGCGGTGGCGGTACTTATTCTCAAAATAAAGCAAATTCGGGTCCGGTTGGTTTAAAAAGGTGGTTCGAAACTTATGCAGTAACCCCGGCAATGGTTAAAGGAGCGTATACAAACGTTAAATGGTCTGAATTTAAAGGCTCAGCTATTTTTGGGTGTACTATATCAATAAGAAACGAAACTTATGAACGGTATGGCAGGAATGATAATGGTGGTATTAGAATAACCCCTTTATTTGGTAGTGTGGATAGCAGTGGGGGTGGTAGTTTTACTGTTACAGTATTTACCGCTAAAGGGGGTTCGCAGGTCGCTTCCAGCACTAGTTCATCGGTCTTCACCATCGGCGGCACCGGCAGCGCCGGCTCTCCAGGAAGCTTTCCCGATAGTACGTATTATGTAACAGTTACGAATGTTCACGGTTCAGGGGCGTCTCCAGCATCAAATTCTTTCGGGTTTTATTGGAAATGTGCTTATAACTCTAAAACAGATGGGCAAATTAGATCCGACCCGGTTGACCCTAATTCATTTAATAGTTCAACTGGAGGCCAAACAATCATAACACCTCCAGCACGAACGAACCTAGGAGATTTTAGTGCTGGTATGACAGTACTTTGTAAATCAAAGAGCTTCAGTGTTATACCTGCTGCTTCAACTCCATAACTTAATAAAAAAATGTCATTAAATACCGAAGATAATATTGCAATTCAAGTCTATGCCGATATTTTAAATAAAAATATCGGAAAAACATTATTCATTGAATATTTTGAAAATAACAATTTCTATATGCAACCGTTTGAAATTCTTCAAGAAGCTTCAAACTATAGAATACAAGTAAATAGGATATATGATAGTACAACTATTACTAAAGATTTGTCTAATATATCTAATATAACCATTTATAATGATGAAATGACTCAGCGCCAAGTTGATGGAGTTTTAAATATAGATAAATTTCTTGATGACCCAGCATATCAAATGATTTTAAGCGGTTCAGATGATTATATTGCTTTTCATGAGAAAAAGTTTTTATCTACTGACGCTTGTAATGTACCATTGGGACATATTTACCTTTCAATAAAATTAGGTTATAATAATTATAGTGAAGTTTTAAATGCTGATATTGCTGATTTAAAAACGAAGTGGACAGCCTTAATAACTGAACATAAGAATAAAGCGGTTGAAATTTTAACTGCTGAAAAAACCCAATGTCAGAATGATGGTAATACTGACGATGTTGAAGAAATCGAAGTTATACTGACCCTACTAAGCGACCTAACCTCTGAAATTGATGAGGAAATGGCAGAATTGACCGATCGTGACAGTATTTTAAAATACTGGCCACCTTTACTACTACCGGCTCCAAGTTACTTATAGCATATTAAATGCAAACAGCTCCACATGACGATTTAAACGGTATAACTGTTGACCCGACAGGAGGGCCTCAAGGACCTTTTTTTACAAAAGATTTATCTTTATATGATGATGAGATAAATTGGAAACATATATGTAATGTTAATAAAGATATATGGTTAGACGATGAAAAACGTATAGATTATATAGAAATGTTTGGTTCTCTTAAAACTATAATATCTAAAGATCAATTATTACAATATATAGGTAGAATAAGTTCGGATTTAAATTTTGAGTCTAAACATGGTTATCATAGTTACTACAAAGATAAATTAATAAATTTTAAAGAAGATAAAACCCCGTTTATACATTTTACTTTTGATAATGTTTTTAGTGAAAATGAAATAAACGAGGTAAAAGAACTTTTTAACACTCTAGATTTCAAGTCTGAAGAAAAGGAAGAGGTAAGACAGGTATATACCGTAAAACGTTTAGATTATAAAAACAATGAAATACTAACTAATATAGTAGATAAAATAGCTAATAGATCATCTATACAAGAGTACAATAAATGGATATATAAAACAGCTAATAAAAGTGTAAAGGATGGTCTCCATTTAATTAGACTAGTAAAAGATTTTCCCGGTTATAATAATCCTGTACATATGGATAAAAATAATTTATTAACCATGATGTTATTTTTAGATTTTGATAGGGAAGGTAATATAGGTACAGAACTATTAGATGAAAATAAAAATTTTGTTAAAGACACACCTTATGGTTTAAATTGCGGTTATGTATTTACCGATTCTTCTAATGAAAGTACATATCATTCATTTACTAAAAAAATAAAAAAGTGTCGTTATTCAATAATGTATAATATATATGAAAATGAAGAACAATATTTAGATATATATAATACCAATGATAAATGGGGAATTATTAATAAATTAAGACATTTAAATGAAATTAAGAAAAATTTATTTACGACTAATGAATTATCACCAAGTAGGGTTGACTGGAATAATGATAGAGCAATAAAACATAGAAAAGAAAAATCATTTACTGATAGATTTAATAAACAACAAGGGTGTATTAACTATAACAGCCTTTCTATTAAACAAGTTAATGAAATTATAGAAGATAAAAAATTAGATAATACTGGAGATTTCTTTAAAAAAATAAAAACTTTAAAACTATCTCGTAAGGAAGATACTGAAAAAGCAGAGTTAACTTGGAACCCTAACAATCCTGAAAATTATTTAAATACAAAAAATTTATGATGGTTTATAAATAGCTACTTTATTTAAATCACCACTTTTACTATAGGTAACAAATACTCCATCTTTTGTATACCCTCCATTATCATTTAAAGATTTTATTATATTTGATCCACTTGGGTCAACATACTTATAAACTTTAAAGTTAAATTTATCTGCAAGTCCTTTTATAGTTGTTAGACTTACATCTGATATTTCATTATTACTATCACCCCTTGTTGCATATAATGCACTATTACTAAAATCATTTGTATCTTTGGCTATCATAACATTTACAAAACCTTTTTCATATATTGACTTTAAATTATTATTTTTTAAAATATCAAGTATATCATTTGTGTTTCTAAATAACCTACCATGGGTGGTTAAAATAGAAGCTTTTTCATGATTACCATCACGTAAGTATATATCTGTCCCATTAATCCAAAAACAATATATTTTTAAACTTTTATTTAATATACCATATCTTTTAACTTCCCACGGTCTTACCTTACTATCCGGAATATACCATTTTTGCCCACTATCGTTTTGACAGTAAAATAAATTAGATTTTGTTTTTTTTATATCAGCTAACTCAATACGTACCATTATATTTATATTTATAAAAAATTGATAATTCTCCTTTTTAAATTAAATAAGTCTATGTGTAAAGTTAATCTCGTTTGTAGTGTGAATGAAAAATATTTACCATTAATTAATGTTTTTTTAAAATCGATAGAAATAAACAGTGCAAACACATTTGATAAAATTATTATTAGATGTATTGGCTTTGATCCAGACTTTTCAAAATTAAATTTAAATATTATAAAAATAATAGATAATAAAAACCTTTCTAAAAAGAAAAATATGTTATCTAAAGAAGGGGAATATGTCAATGATACTCTACTTGAAGGTTTACAAAAAAGTAAAATAGGTATTAGAGCTGGTAGATGGCTTTATAGTGAAGAGATAGCTTACTGTTCTAATAGTAAAGTGTTGACTATCAATGATACACTACAAAAATATAATTTACCTGTATTATATAGTGATGTTGATACCATAGTTAAAGGTAATTTAAATGACCTTATTAATAATATAAACGAAAATGATATTTGCGTAGTAGAAGATGAACCATATACCGAACAACATAAAGGTTCAAAGCGTTTACAAGGTCATACCAAACTATACCAAGGAGGATTTATCTCATTTAATAATAATACAAAGGTTAAAAAATTCGTCGAAAAATGGTCAGATATGGTAATTAAAAATTATACAGATTGGGATGCTGATGAAAAGTATTTTTACGATGTATTGCAGGAAAATAAATTAAACGTGTTTAACTTAGATAAAACGTTTAAAGATGAAGATTTAAATAGAGAATCAATAGTATGGTCAGGAGCCGGTACAACAAAATTTTGTGATGATAGATATATTAAAGAGTATAACAGGTATAGATAAAAATCTAGTTTTAATATGTACTAGTAATGAACGGTATATTAAACCAACCCGGGCTTTTTTAAATAGTATAATTAAAAATTCCCCAAAAGTAAATGTATTAGTGAGATTAGTAAATGTAAAACAAGATACTATTACCGGTTTAAAGGCTACATATAATGATTATAATATATATTTTTATATAGATAATACCCCTCTTTGTGATAAAAGAAACATTGTAAATAAAACAGAGACTTTTGATAAATCAGCTATTCAGCTTATGCGTAAAAGTACAGCTGATTTTAAAGGGGTTGGTTGGTTATATTCAGAAGAAGCAGCATATTGTTCAAATATTAAGTACAATACTATAAATCAGCTGTTAGAATATGGTATAAAGTGTGTAGTATATATGGACGTAGATACAATTGTACGTAAGGATATATATAATATACAAGATACTATCAATACCTATGATTTGGCTATGTATATTTGCCCTAATGAACACCTAAAGACGAGTACCCAATATGGAGAAAAATATATAGGCTGGCATGCAGGTATAATTATAAGTAATAATACTATGTTAAGTGTAGATTTTTTAAAGGATGTTGAAAAACGAGTTAGTAATAATATGTATGATATAGAAGCTGATGAAGATGAGTTTGATCATGTTTTTTATCAAAAAAAATATAATAATAAAATTAAAATAAACTCTTTAACCAAATACTACAAAGATAATGGACCTGAATTTAATGTAAAAAATGCTGTATGGAGTGGTCAAAACGTAGCAAAAGTTGATAACGAAAAATATATAAATGAATATTCTAAATACATCTAGATTAAAAAACACTCTATGGGGTGAAGTTAAATATAAAGATTTTGGGCAACATTTTGACGTCGGAAACGTGCATCATCGTGATACTGCGTTATATATAAACATTTCAGATAAATGCCCGTTAGATTGCCATTTTTGTAGAAACTCAATAGATGATGATTACTTAAAAGGTAACTCTAAGATAATGTCTACCGAGGTATTTAAAAAGGTAATAGATAAAAGTACTGATTACGGTATATGGTATTATTCTTTAATGTGTTTATTTGGTGAACCTTTTTTAGATAAAGATATTCTCACCAAGTTAAATTATATGGAAGACCACCCTGTGGTTAAATCATTCAATATACCATCAAATATTATACCTTTAAAGAAAAATACTTTTGATAAAATGTCTAAGTTAAAAAAGTGTTTATTAAAAGTTAGTGTATACGGCCATGATGAAGAAACTTATAGTAACTTTACTAAAAAGAAAAATATGTTTGAAAAAATGTATAATAATCTTTCCTATATACATGAAAAAATGAAAAACGGTAACTGTAATATGAAAGTTACCGTAATGATGAAAAACCAAAAGTTTGATAATGATTACCCTAAAGGTAAAATGTCTATATTATTGAATAAGTTAAATTTATTACCTAATGTAAGGATTGACAGTTATGAAGTTTATACATCAAATAGAACTATAGTAGATAAACAACTAATGTCTGAAGTAGAGGTTAAAAGAGGTATATGTACTAGATCAATTGTTGGTATTGTATTTCCTAATGGTGACGTAGGTTTCTGTTCTTTTTGCGATATATATAGAAAGCATGTAATGGGTAATATTTTAACACAAAGTTTTGAAGAGATATATGAAAATCCTAACGGATTATATAGTATATTACATAATAATATGAAAATAAATCTTTATAATTCAGTTTGCAGTAAGTGTGATTTTTTCTCACCTATTACTCCTGAAACTGAAAAAAAATTAAAATATCTTAGGTAATTTAATCGTATGAATGATATTATATTATGCTGCACTAGCAACGGCAAAGGTAAATATATAAAATATTTAAAATGCTTATTGCAATCTATAAAGGTAAATACACCTGATTTAAAGGTTCATGTTAGATTGGTAAACTGCGATAAAAAAACACATACAGAAATTAAAAAATATAAAAATATTATTTTACAAAAAGATGAATTTAACAAAAAAAATAAAATTCATGTTAGTACATTAGGCCCACATTTAAATAAAAGTGTTTTATATTTACTTTCTAAGTATAGAAATGAAGTATGGGGGTTATATGATACAGAAGCTTTCTATACATGTATGGTTAAATATAATACTATTTCTAATTTATTAAATGATTATAAAACTGTTGTATATGTTGATGTTGATACAGTTGTTAGAAAAAATATATTAAAACATATAAATGAAATCCAAGGGTGTGATATTGGATTATATTTTGATAAAAAAGAAATAAATTTCCCGCACCCAGGTTTAATTATTGCTAATAAAAGTAAAAAAATGATAAACTTAATGAAATATATGGACGACCATTTTAGTAAATGTATTGAAACAGGTAATGTGAAAGTTGAATTAGGGGATGGCGACTTACTATTTAAAACAATACAAGAAAAAAATATTAATTATTCCCGCTTAACATTAAAATGGAAAGATGAAGGTTATAATTTTAACAATAAATCATTAATGTGGTCAGGTCGGTCAGAGAGAAAAACAAAAAATGAAATATATATTAATGAGTACAAAAAATATAGTATATGAAAATTGAAGACGAAATAAAATTTATAAAAATAAAACACAAATACCTTAAAGAAAATGTAATTGTTGATAGAAAACCTGCGTTTAAATTTGATGTTTCTATTAATGGTTCAGAATCTTTAGGTAAGATGATAAACATTCAAGCTAGTAGTTCATGTCAGCTTAAATGTAAAGGGTGTCGAGGTAGCTTTGATGATAAATTTTTAAAAGAAGTTGGTAAAAATTCTTTTATTGAAGATAGTATTTTTAAAACTATTGTTAAAAAATGTATACAATCAGGTATACAGTATGTAGAACTAACCCCGGCTATTGGTGATCCATTTTTAGATAAAAATATAGAAAATAAAATAAATTACTTAACTAGTTTACCGGAGATTAAATTAATAATATTAACTACTAATCTATTAAAGTTTGATAGTGAACTATTTAAAAGATTATTAAAAAATGATAAAGTATTTTTAAATGTTAGTGTATATGGAATTGATGAAAAAACCTATGAGGATGAAACAGGTAGAAATTTATTTAACAAGTTTTTTAAGAACTTTAAAACTTTATATACTTTAATAAAAGAAGAAGAAAAGATAAAATCTTTCGTACAATTAACTAATAGAACCTCATTTATGTTAGATGATGATTTTCCAAAGTGTGATGTACTGTATTTAATTGATTTATATACTCGGATAAAAAATGTTAGATTAGACAGTTCTGAAATTTTTAATATAAACCGAGCTGGTAGTGTTGATAGAGATGATCTTAATTTTGCAAAAGGTAATAAAGATATTAAACGTAGTGGTCTTTGCCCGCATGGTCCTGGTCTAGGGGGAGGTATTTTACCTAACGGTGATGTATTATTCTGTCCTTTTAATGATATATATAGAACAGGTGTTGTTGGTAATATATTTAAAGAATCTTTAACTGATATTTATAAAGGAGATAAATTTCAAGAGATAGTTGAAAATCATAACAATAACATATATAATGGTATATGTGCAAAGTGTAATGAAACCTGGTAAAGATATTGTTAATAGTCATAACGAGTGGGATACATTAGAAGAAGTAATCGTCGGTAAGGGTTTACCGGAGAAGATACCGGCATTGGATTTTACGTTTAGACTTCATTTTCATGATAATATATATAATGTAACCTCAACATGTGGTTCAAAATTAGTCAATGATAAAAATACCCAAGAATTGCATATCAATAAAAGACATATACATGAACATAATGAAGATATTGAAAATTATGTAGACTTATTAAAAAGTCATGGTATAACAGTCAGAAGACCTAAAACCCCAGATAAAATAAATACGATTAAAACACCTGACTGGGAAAGTTCTAATCACCCTGCATTAAATGTAAGAGATTTAACTATGATAGTTGGTAATAAAATTATTGAAACTCCACCAAGTTTAAGATTTCGTTATTTTGAAAATGATTTTTTAAAACATTTATTTTTAGAATATTTTAAATCTGGGGCTGAATGGATAACAGCTCCAAGACCGTTAATGGTAGATGAATCATTTGATTTAAGTTATTATGAAAAAGATAACGGGGCTATAGCTGAATATAGATCATTAGTAAAGGAAAGCAAAATGAGTTGTGGTCATGAAATAATGTTTGATGCGGCCAATTGTATGAGATTAGGAGAGCATATTCTTTTTAATTCTAGTACCAAAAATTCAGACCTAGGTCTTCAATGGTTGCAACGTACACTTGGTGATAGATATAAAATATTAAAGACTAATGTTACTGATACACACATCGATTCAACGTTTTTACCTCTCCGTCCTGGTTTAGCATTAATGCTTAAGCCTGATAAAAAACATTTATTGCCTAAATGCATACAAACCTGGGACCTAATTGATATACCTTTAAGAGATAGATCTGCAGAAGATATAAATGACCAAGGTATAAAATTAGCTAGCCCTAGGATTGAATTAAATGTATTATCAATTGATAAATCTACTATTATTTGTCACCCTGAATATAGAGATATATTACATGAAAAACTTAGGAAATATAAATTTAATGTAATACCTTGCAGAATGAGGCATTGTGAATTATTTTCAGGGGCTCATCACTGTTTAACCTTAGATGTTAGACGTAACGGTAAGCTTGAAAATTATTTTTGATATGAAAATATTAAAAGAAATTAATAAAATAAAAAATGTTGTAATTATAGGTGGTTCTGGATGTATAGGTACTGCAACTTGTAATTATTTTACAACATTAGGTATAGCAGTTACTGTTATAGATATAGTTCCACCTGAAGATCCTAATTTAAATTATATTCATTGTGATATAAGAAACTTTAAAGATTTAAATAAAGCTTTAAATGGTGCAGAATATGTTTATATATTAGCAGCTATATCTGATGCTAATGAAAATAGTAGTTCACCACTTAAATCAATGGATATTAATATTGGTGGTATTAATAATGTTTTAATAGCTTCGCGTAATAATAAAGTTAAAAGGGTTATATTTTCAAGTACGGTTTGGGTTTATAGCGAAAGTGGAGAAATAAATGTTAATGAAGATAGTATTATATCTTCCAATAATGTTAAACATAATTATACTGCTAGTAAAATAGCTGGAGAGATGTTAATTAGATCATATTGTAACTTATATAATTTAAATTATACTATAATGAGATATGGGATTGCTTATGGTCCAAAAACTAACAGTAATACTGCTATTTCAAATTTTATTAATAAAGCTTTTAATGGTGAATCAATTTATATAAACGGTGATGGTAAAGCATATAGAAATTTTATGTATATAACAGACCATGCAAGAGCTAATTTATCTGTTTTACATAAAAATGCTATTAATCAAACGATTAATTTTGATGGTCCGGAGTCTATTACAATCAAAACTGTTGCAGATTTAGTTAAAAAGCATATAAATAAAAAAATTAAAATTAAATGTATTGATAGTAAGCCAGGTGACTATAAAGGTAGAAATGTATCTAATGAAAAAAGTCTTAATCTGTTAGATTGGAAGCCTGAAGTTTTATTCGAAGAAGGTCTTAAAAAACAAATTAAAATATTATGTCAGGAATAATTGTAACTTTTAGTTTTAATAATGATTATGTTTCTTATGGTAAATTATTATGTAAATCTATTTTAGAATCAGGTTCAGATGTAGATGTTTTTGCGAGATGCGTTAATATAGAGGATAATAATATTAATTATTTTAGAAGCACTTACCCTAGTTTTGTTTTTTACGAGGATAATATAACTCTTAATAAAGATAAAAAATTTTTAAAAAATGAAATACCTAAAAACGAAAATCTATCCCCTATATACAATAAAGAATTAAGAAAGTTTGTAACTAAAACTAAAAATGTTAATGTTTCAAAATATAGTGAAGAATCTGCATATACATGTCATAGTAGATTTTTAAATATAGTTAAACTTTTAAATGAAAAACCTAAAGATACAATAATATTATGTATAGATGTTGATACAATATTTAAAAGAAGGGTTAATGAAAATATTGTTAATGATATGGTAGATAAAGATTTAATGGTATATAAAAACGTTAATGGTGAATTTAATGAAGAAGGTTGTTTTATACTCAAATGCAATAATAAAATTAATTCATTTTTTAATAATATAAATGATATAGTTCAAAAAGATTTTCTAAATTGGGACATCGATGGATTTGCTTTAAAGAAGTTACTTACCAATAATAAAACTATTAAAATTAAACAATTAGATATAAAAAAATATAAAGATAAAAAATTAACTGATAAGTCTTTATTATGGTCTGGTGATTCTCACGTTAAAAATAATTTAAAATTTAGGTAAATTTATAAATGGTTATTTGTTGTACAACAAACGAAAAATATATTAAGTTTACATTAGCTCTAATTAATTCAATTAGAAAAAATTGTAAAATAAAATATAAAGTAGAATGTCTATGTGTAAATGTAAGTAAAGAAAGTGTAAAAAAACTTAAAAATTTAGGTAATGTTAACTGTATTATTGATAATACTTTATTATCTAAAAAAAGAACTTTAACTACTCCAGATAATTCTACTTTAACTTCTATTTTTAACCGTGATAAAGATTACGGTTGTCTTGTAAGTGAAGAAGCATGTTATTGCAGTAATAAAAGATTTGATTTAGTTTATAATACTCTTCTAAAGAATGATTATGTTTTGTTTTTGGATGTAGATGCAATTATACGAAAAGATCTTAATGAGTTATTTTTAAGATATAAAAATTTCGATATAACTATTAAAAAAAATATTAATTCTACAATATATGGTACTCGAAAAGTACTTAAAATATCAGAACCGAATAATATAATATACCAACAAGGGGTATTCTTCGTTAAAAGCAATACTAAAACGATAAATTTTTATAATAGTTTAAAACGTATTGTAGAAAAAGATATTTTTAATTGGAATATAGATCAAATCGCATTTTATAATGAAATTGAAAAGCATAATTTAAATTTAAATCAATTAGATACTACCTTTAAAGATGTTTATAATAACCCAGGAGACTTTAAAGATGCAAGTCATATATGGTCAGGTGCGTGGAAAGAAAAATACTCTAATGAAAAATATTTAACTGAATTTTTTAAATATGCTATTGAATAGTTAAGGTTATATACTATAATATAGTATTCATGAAATACTTAATTATAGCTCCGCATGCAGATGATGAATTATTAGGTTGCGGTGGTACCGTAAATAAATTATTACGTTCAGGTGAAGAAGTATACTTATTAGTTTGCTCTACCCGGCATAATGATTTAGCAAAATATAAAGATGTGTTTTCGTTATTTACTGATTATTACGAATTACCATTTGAAGATGAAAAGTTACATAGATATAATTTACTTAAAGCTATAGAACCAATCTATAACAATATAAAACCTGATACAATATTTATACCTAATAAAGATGACTTTAATTTAGACCATCAAGAAGTTTATGAAGCTTGTCAAGTAGTTTTAAGAAGATTTCAAACTCATCAACCTAGAGAAATTTTAATGTATGAAGTACCATCATCAACAACTCAATCTTTTAAAAATAACTTTAAATGCAATTATTATATAGAGTTGAATGATGCTGATATTAAGTTTAAAGTTAATAACTTTATGAAATATATAAATGAAATAAGAGATTACCCTAATCCGCGAAATGAGGAAGGTATATTAACTTATGCAAAATTTAGAGGTATGGAATGTAATGCAAAATTTGCAGAAGGGTTTAATTTAATATATAAAAAAATATGAAAACAGTTTGGGAAAATGTAGATAAGTTTGAAGAGATTATTGCTGATTATGCAGGTAGTAAGTATGCAGTAGCAGTTGATAGTTGCACTAATGCTCTTTTTTTATCTTTTAAGTATTGTAAAGATGTATTAGAATTAGGTGATTGGTTTGTAGATATACCTAAACAGACATATGTATCTGTACCTATGCAAGCAATTAATGCTGGTTATAAAGTTAAGTTTGTAGATAAATCATGGGCTGGCTCTTATAAATTAGGTAGTTTACCTATTATAGATTCAGCACAAAAATTTTGCTCACAAATGTATGAAAATGATACATTTTATTGCCTATCTTTTAATTTTAAAAAAATATTATCTACCGGAAAAGGTGGTATGATTTTAACTGATAATAAAGATGCGTATGAATGGTTTAGAAGAGTAAGATATGATGGTAGACCTTCTATTTATTATAACGATATGATGCATATGCCTGTTAATGAAATTGGTTATCATATGTATATGGCACCTGAACAAGCGGTAATGGGTATACAAAATTTTTATACTATAAATCCTAATAGAGATAGTAATAGTTCTTGTAGCGATGATTATAAAATCGATTTATCTAAACTAGATTGCTTTAATGAAGATAATTGTATTAGGTAACGGTAACGCTGGTAGTTATGTATACAGCTATTTGTCAAAATCTTTTAAGTGTAAGTTATTTACCAGAAAAGATTTTGATGCTATCAATACTGACTTTAGTTTTATTAAAAATGCTATAGATTCTGATGATGTTATTATTAATTGTGTTGGTATTTTAAAACCAAAAATATCAAGTGTTGGTATTGAAAATACATTTTTAATAAATTCTGTTTTTCCTAATAAGTTATACGAAATATGTAAACATAATAATGCTCATTTTATACATATTTGTTCTGATTGTGTTTTTAAAGGTGATAAAGGTAATTATACAGAAGATAGCCTAACAGATGCAACTGATATATACGCATTATCTAAAAGTTTAGTTAAAAATGGTATTATAATTAGAACATCATTTGTAGGTGAAAATAGCGGTTTACTTAAATGGTTATTATCTAATAAAAATAATGTTATTAATGGATATGATAACTGTCTTTGGAATGGTATTACAGCTTTAGAATTAGCTAAGTTTATCGAAAAGTTAATTAAATTTAGACTTTTTAATGAGAAAATTATACACATTTTTAGTAATAAAATTTATAGTAAATATGAACTTTGTAAATTGATTAATAAGGTATATAATTTAAATATTAAGGTAAATAAATTATCAGCTAAAACTATTGAAGGTACTAAAATTAATAATGTACTTGATAGATCTTTAAATTCTAATAAACAGTATTTTAATCTTATAAATAACGATCTCGAAAAACAATTAATAGATATTAAATTATGGAAAATATAAATATTTGTTACGTTATTACCGGTGAGGTTAATTATATTGATTTAACTCTCAAATCAATAAAGTACATTGAAAAAACATTTAAAAGCTCAAAATATAAACTAAAGTTTTTTGTTGTTAGTGAAGAAAAAATTAAGCTTCCTTCTTTTATAAAAAATATTATTTCACCATATAAAGATATACCAATATTATGGCAAAGAATGTATATACCTGAATTACTGAATGTTAAAAAATGCATATTTTTAGATAGTGATACAATAACTTTATCATGTATATCTAAATTATGGGAAACTGATCTTAATGGTAATATAGTCGGGGCAGTTGAAAGTCATTTTCTTAAACCGACCGATGAATTACCGTTTTATGTTTTTTATCAATTAGATTATAAACCTTATAATAAAGTAAAAAAATTTTTTAATTGCGGGGTCCAAGTTATTGATTGTAATAAATGGTTAAAAAATAATATAGCGGAAAAAATGTTACCGTTATATTTAGAATTATTAAAAGTTAAACATTATAGTTACAAAATGGATGAACCTGTTTTTTGTACAGTTTTACAAAATAAAATACAAAAATTAGATAAAAAATGGAATTTTTTACCGGTGGATAATAGTATTAGACCAGCGATAATACACTATTACGGTATGTATTGTAGAAATAAACCAGACCCAGAATTCTGGGGTAAAGGGATTGATGATTAAATTTTCAATAAAACTAGTTGTATAAAAAAAATAAAAATATAAATAGATTAATATGAACGAAGAAAATACAAAAACATTAACTGAGCAATTTAATATTTTTACTGAAGAAGTAGAAAAATTTAACGAAAAGGGTGTAGCAGCAGCTGGAACGCGTGCTAGAAAAGCTCTTTTATAAATTGCTAAATTAACAAAAGCTATTAGAAAAGATATTCAAGATGTAAAGAATGCTGGTAAAGCATAAATAATAATGTGATCACATTTAAAACATTCTTTGAGTCCAATAAACCTCTAGGTTTAATTGAAACTATAACTTTTGAAGAATTAGGTCCCATTGAAGCTAAGATTGATAGCGGCAATGGGGCTTATAATGTCTTGCATGGTGTAAACCTACAACATGAAGGCGATCAGGTTACATTTGATACGGTTAATGATAAACAAATTACTAAACCAGTTGTAGAGTTTATTGATATTAATGTTGGTTCTGGACCAGACGGTGAACCTACTATCGATAATAGGCCAGTTGTTGAGTTTGATATTCAAATAGGTGATAAAACATACCCTAATACAAAATTCTCTATTGGTTCCAGAGAAGGTAATGATTATAAAATATTAGTTGGTAAAGAATTTATCGAAGAACTTGGTGGTATCATCGATGTAGGTGCTGAAGGTAATTTGGATTAAATTTACGGTAAATGTCCAGTCAAATACCTATTGATGTTTACCGTCTATTTAAGAAACTTGATAGAAATATTAAGTTTAAAGATATAAAGATTATATGTAACAGTCATTATATAACTGAAGATAATAGTTTAGTTTATAAAGCGGGTAATTATATTATAAAACCAGAATCAAAATTTTTTATAAGTCATCATTACCCACAAATTCAAAAACTATATTCAATAGATAATAAGTATATTCTTAATTATAAAAATAATATTAATCTAAATCCAAATATGTTTTATTATGAATATATAGATGGTTGTTTACTATGCACTTATCCGGATAATAAAAATAATGTTGTTATTGAAAATATTATTGAATTTATTAAATTTTATATTAATATTGACATCGATAAATTTGATGAAATATCTAATATAGACTCACAAGTAAAAACACCGATACATATAGTTCAAATCAATAACGAAAAAGCTTTTAATAACCCGTTATATAATAATTTAAAAAAAATATATGATATTAGTATTAAAAATCAGAAAAAAACTAAAAAAAAGCTATTGTTAGTTAAAGATTTAAACGCACATAATATTATAGTTGACAAAAATAATAATATTAGATTAATTGATATGAGCGATGGTATTATGATTGATTATTATCATTTATATATTCATAAATACTTTTCATTTTTATGGATATTTGGAGAAAAAGTTGTTAACCGGGCGCTTAAAGAATGTAATATTGATGATAATTTATTTGTTAAAGAATTATCATTAATATATTTTTTATATCAAAAAGTACCTACTAACGGTATAGAATTTTTAAATAAAACCATACACCGAAATTGGATCCAACGTTTATCATTAAAATATAAATATCGTAAAATAGTTAAAGAGATGGTAAAATCTCTCAGTCAACGCTACCCAGATTAGTTATCTTAAACCTGTAGTTTCAAATACATCTCTAGCAACCCCAGCAGAAAAGCCTCCTTCTACACCCTTTACAATAACTGATATTGCATTATGGCTATGAAGACTCTCATTATGAGAGGCTACAATCTTAAAGTCTTTAATACGAGATTCACTACTTAGCTTTTCATACATTAAACGTACCGCATCTTCAACAAACTTTAGATTTGAACCATTAAGTTCAGCAAATGCTTGCTCATCTTCTCTCTTAACCATTACTTGAGTCTCAGTTTGAAGAGCAGCTAAACATAACTCTTGTATATCTTCCACCCATAACATATCATCAAACTTAACACTAACTCTTGCAACACTACGTTGACTATGAGGTACTGTAGCACGGTTACGATACTTTTCAGCATGCTCACTTAATTCGAAACTACAAGGGCATGCAGATGAATATACAAAGTCAAAGTGAATATACTTCTTAAATTCACCATCTTTAGTAACATCACCT